ATCAAGAATGTTCATCGCCATTTGCATATCTTTGAATCCCTCACCGTCAGCGTAGGAAACTTGATACTCTCCAATCTTCTCGCTTTTGATCGCCCCTGAGTTCTCCCCTTTGTTTGCATAATACATTCCAGAAGAAAGGACTGTTGCTGCAAAGATTATGTCAGAAGGTGGTTTTTCTGCGAATCCCCACTTTGCTGTTATCTGATGATTTGCATGTCCTGTTACAAATAGAGAACTTCTGAGAAGTAGCGCATTGATTGGTAGATCCAGTGAAGAGTTGTTTGTAGGCAGGGTATAGTACCCATTTGACCCTCCTGCTGAGATAGTTGTCAGAGAATCACCCCATGAATCATTTCCTCGCTCGACCAATGTGATAGAAATACAGTCATCGATATTGAGTTGCTGAGAACCCCTACCATCGAACTTTCTAACTGTAGCTGTAGAGTCTGCCCGAAACACTCGGCTTGTATAGCTTTCAATGAAAGCCTGCGCCGCCATAATATATGGCTTTGTATCAGAAACCTCAGCGTTTACTCCAAGGTATCGCTCGATTTGTTTGTTGTTTGTATATTCTTTATCGATCATGATGTTTTGATGTTAGTCATTTGCCCTACTCGTACAGAATGTACAAGAACCCAGTCATCCCCAAGCTTGACCTGAGATCCTCTGGTTTCCCCTGTAGTTTTATTTTTATAAATATATCGTATCGCAGACATAATCGAGGGGGCGAAGTTGCCCTCACCCTCCTCTCAATGGCTATGAAGCCGCAGTAGTCAATCGTGTGACAGCTGTCGGAATGATAGCGATCGCTCCAACTTCCTGAACCCAACGTACAGCTTCTCTGTCTGTTGTGATCAGGTTGATGTCAGCATCAGCCGCTACGTTTCGCACAGTTCCCGCATTGAATCGGTCTGCTTTGATTCCACCTCTCACTCCTCTGATGCTTGATTTCTTCAAGTCTCCGAATAGTACGAAGGCTGTAGAAACAGCTGTGTCAGAAAGAGCTGGCATTGCCTCAACATCAACAACGGGTCGTCCCCAGATTGTTGCTGGTGCGTTAGCAGATGGCTCTTGGTAGATGTAAGCTCCTGAAGAGTCCTTTAGCTTTCGGAGTACAGACCGAATTGTTCGGTGCATGTAGAATTTTCCGTTTGCCAATGCACCTTGTGGAGTTGCATCAATCATATCCAATAGAAGATCGGCAGTAAGGTCAGAAAAATCTGTGTCCCCTGATGCCATAGCTACGTTGTTTGTAGCTGTATTTTCTGCAAGTCCAGTGAAACCACCGAAGCCTGATGTTCCTTCTCCTCGGAAGAATGCAATATCTTCTGCTTCTGCAAATCCCTCAGCCACTCGTGACCCTAGGAATGAGATGAAGTCGATCTCGCTTTCTTCAAGAAGTTCTCGTGTAAGAGAAACAATTGCTCCAAGCTTTTTAAGCTCAAGACTTTGCTGTCCAAGAACAGCTTGTGATGAAGCAATAACTGCTCCTTCATCAACCCAGTAGACAGTCACATCAGTTGCAAGGTTATTTGCCTTGTAGCTCTTTTGTGAAACCTGAACAGTCATCATCTCTCGTGCGGCTACTCCGTACTCTGTGACAAGATGTCGAATTTCTGCTGATAGCTCTGAGTCTGTGATAAATCCTGCATAGGGAGTTCCTGATGAATCAGATGTCATTTCCTTATACTTTGGAGTGTGAGATCCAGTATATAGTGACTTCATTACCTCTTGCATTCTGTTGCTTGAAGCCTTTCGCTTTGCAACTGCATCTTGGTCTGCATCTGGTGCGTATACTCCAACACCGTCAGCTTTCTTCTTTGCTTGCGCATCAATAAGCTTTTGTACTTGGTCAAGAACTTCTGTCTTCAATTCTTTGCCTTGTGCAGAGAAGATTGACTTGATGCTCTTTTCTAGCTCTGCAGATTCATCTGCTGATGCAGGTGCTTCTTCTGGTAGAGCTTCAACTTCTGCAACTTTCTCACCTGCAACTTCTTGCTCTTCGGCTGAAAGTTCTTTCAACTCAGCTTTGAAAGCTGTTTTTTCTGCAGCTGTAGCAAATCCTTTTGCCATCTGTGCCTTCAATCTTTTTAGTAGTTCAAACATAATTATAATTTTTAGTTTTTAATCTTTGGCTTGTAATAGGTTTTTAATAGCCTTGTTAATCAGCTGCTTGTTGCTTGACCGACCGCTTTGACTAGCTAGTTGGCTGATTTTTTCTGATGCTTGCTTATAAAGTTTCGCCTTCCTTGCCTCGTGCTTTTTCAAATCCTCGTCAATGTTCTTGAGAGCAGTCAATGCACTTGGCGCTTTCTTTTCCTCAGGAGGGGTCACAGTTTCTTCTTCTTTTGCAACCTCCTCTTCCTTTGAATCAGAAACTTCCTCTTTAATTTCAACAGTTTCTTCCTTCACCTCCTCTTTAATTTCATCTTGGACTGCTTCACAATCTGCACACTTTATAACTTTGACTCTTGGAGTCTCTGCCAGTGTCTCCCAGTTGTGATCACAAGCCTTCTGAACGTCTTCTGCTTTGATTCCCTTCTCAAGTAGAGCCTCAGCGTTTGCGGGTACTGATACAGCGGAAACTTCCAACAGTTCAGATTTAGTGATTTGACCCTTCTCATCAAAGTCCTTGGGAATGAACCCGACAGATGTTGCATTGATGAATCCTCCCAGTGTCATCTTGAATGCAAGAAGTCCTTTTGGATTATCGAGTGCGTATTCTACAATTCCACGAAGTTTTCTATCTTTCACAGCAACCTTTGAAATCTTCCCGAGAATATGCTCGATTGATCCGTAGTTGTGAGAGTCCAGAAATACAGGGTTCTTCTTGAAGTGTTTCAAATCCCAGTTCTGCAAAACAAAGTCACCATGCCTGTCTTGGTTGGCTGTAGAGAATACAAAATCGAACTTGTTCTCGCTCCCCTCAGCTTTTGTGAAGGTTGTGTCGAGTGACATTGATAATCCTTTATGTTCTCCTTTTACTTTATCCCAAAGCTCCTTAGTAGTCGCAACTGCTAAGTCTTTGAATGATTTATTGGTGATTTGATAGAATTTTTTCATGGTTTTTATATTGTTATTAAATTACGCACCTGCAATTGATAGTTTCCCCTGCCGATCCACTAGGGTCAGATGGGAACATTAGACCGTTAGAAAATGAATCGTTCAATGCTCTCTCCTCACCATCTGCGATTTGATGACTTGCTCGGACTTTATCGTCCCCCACTGTCACCCAGACTTTGAAAGGTAGATTTGCCTGTTTGTAGGCTTCAAACGTCCCCTTCTGCATCACCCCGTTTGTTTCAGTCCTTGCAATTGTTTCTGCTCTGGACTTGCTGATGTCTCCATAGGTTGATTCAATTCTTTCAACGAGCTGAGTTCTTGTTTCTCCCTCTGAGAAGCTTTGATCAAATTCTCCCTTCAACTTCTTGAATGTTGTGTCATTGATCTGCTCTGCAAAGATGTTTGATTTAGCATCTAGCCATGAAGCAATATCGGATGTGAGCATAAAGCTGAAATCTGAGCCAAGAAGAGTTCTCGCATTGACCCCTGAGTCCTTTAGTATCTCAGTCAGTACTGGCAAGAATGTTTCCTTTGCTAGTTTCACCTCAACCTGCATGTTGAATGTCTCTGCGATAAGATCCTTTTTTCTGAATACATGCTTTGCTTCTGGACTTACATTGTCGATGAGTCGGTTCATCTGGTCTTTGAAATAAGTCTTTGTCATCTTCTCCACTTTCTTTTCTTCTGCATTTAGTCGCTTGATTGCAATTTTCTCGTAGGCTCTCCGATTGTCATAGTCACTCAGAGGGTGAACAAATGCTTTCTTCTTCACCTCGATTGCTTTTGTTGGAGTTGGTTCTTCAACCTCTTCCCCTGTGACTAGGTTCATGGGTCGTAGGATCACATCTCCGCCATCTATAGGGTCAAGCCCTGAAAGAACACGAGCCTCGTTTGTGGTCATGTAGTAGTTTTTGATACCGCTTTCAATCTCTTTCAAAGTTTGCTCTCGGTCTTCGGGAGTAGGATCAACGAATGTCAGAGTCAATCCCTTGTCAGGATATAGAGAAGAGTCCAGTCTCCGAGTCAGAGAGTTCAGGAGAGGTTTGATAGTTTCTTTCAAAAAGATTCGAATCGCCGCATCAGCATTGTCGTACTTGATCCCGCTGAAAGACCCAAGAATCACCTTTGGCACTCCTGTGAGCATCAAAATGTCCTCGAGAGTGACGTTCTTTGTCTCTAGGTATGAAAGTTCTGTAGGGGTCAATCCCATCTTCTGGTACTCAGAGTCTCCTCCAAGGAAAAGTGGCTTTCCTGATTTGCTTGCTGTTGCATATTGGTCTTCATACTGAGCTTTCAGAGTAGTCAGTTGCTCTTTTGTAAGATTTGCATGCTTGAATGTGAATACACCCTCTATACGTCCACCGTTCTGTAGAACCTTTGAATGGTACTCATCAATCTGAATACCTGTCTCGATAGCTCGAACACCTGCCCGAAGAAGAGACATCCCTCTCAATGGGTTCTTTGGGTCTGGATTCCAGTAGTAGATCACTTGGTCAGCCTGCCATACAGTCTCACCCTTTCCTGTTTTCATTGTTACGTTCACAAGCTCACCGTTTATATTGAACTTTGGAGTACATTGATCAGGCCGAAGAACATGAAGGCTTTCAAGCTTGTGTCCTGTCAGAGAGTCCTTGCCTTCCTTCACAAGATATACCTCACCAAAAATATCATAGTATCTTTGAACCAGTGACCAGAACTTCTCTCCGCTGATGATCTTGTTTGGATTCTTTAGAATCTCCATTGTTGGATCATTCAATACTTTCTCATCCCCTTTGAATAGAGCAAACTCAATTTCACCAACCTTGTCGGCTCGCTTGTCGATACACTTGTTTGCATAGATAGAGATTTCATATGCTCGGAGGTAGTCAGCTTTTCCCCAATCTGTCTTATATTCACCAATGTTAAATGGCAAAACACCCGCTAGTGTTTCCAGAGATTTTGTGCTTGTGATTTTATTAAATTGTTTCCGGATTTGCTCGAACATATAAAACCCGTTCTCTCTCGTTTTATATTATGTTCCTTCATTATATCACACATTTATTCTAAAAAAGCAATCTGTTGAAAACTATGCAAAACCGATGAATGCTTCTTTTCCTTTTGTGAACACACCGTATCGAATGGCATCCATAGAATTATGAGCAATAACTCCATCAACCAGCAAGCACTCTGTATCTACCACATCCATGTTGTATGTTACAGCACAGAATCCTCTGGTAATCCCTTTAATCTTCTTCGTCGGGCTTTCATTTTGCAATTCTGATGACAAAACCTCGCTGATTCTGCATATTGTGTCGTCAAAAATACACTGTGACAATGAGCGCAGTTTCTTTTGATTGACCTCCTTTTCTTGTACACCTCTATACCATTCAACCTGTGCCACTCCTTCCCCTCTTTTGATGAATGCCACTTCTTTGTGAGAGGTCTTATTTTTGCAATCCATTCTCTCTGTCGCTGACTTCTCTCCTGAGTCATATGTACCATGGCGTGAGCCTGTGGGGTTTTCAATTCTAGGTTCATTATTTCGTTGTTCAGAGGGTTCATATCCTTGTGATGAACATGCATGCCCTTTTCTATCTTTCCATTGTAATGCTCCCAAACAACCCTGTGCAATCTTTTTGCACCCCGACTTAAATATCTCTCCCCATTGTAAAGCTTGTACTCCTTTCCATTGAAATTTTGTTTTATCATGCATAACTGATTGTATCATCTCATCAACATCAAACAACTGTGCTTCTTTCCAGTAGCCATTGTTCATAAGAAGCAAGTGGTCAGGGGTTACAGATATTGTTTGCCCGTCTTCAAGTTCTATGTTTATCATTTCAGCATTCTTTCTTGTTTCTCTAACCGAGTGGAATCTTTTTAGTTTTCCATGCATTGAATAAACATACCCAGTTTCTCCAACGAGCGAGTCGATTCTTCTTTTACCTTTTAAGGTATGAACAAGAGAGTCACCAGAAAAACAGTGGTTGTATTTATCCACTGGCTTATTCGTTGGTTCTTTGTTTCTATCGAGCGCCCACTTGTACTCTTGGTTCTCGGTGGCAATGTTCGTGCTTGATTCAGTGTATGAAACCTCCTTTGAAAGCAATAGATCAACCCCTGCTCGAATACTGTCCTGACCCTTCATTGCAGGTTGGACGTTGTAGCCCAGATTCACAAGTTCCTGAATTGACTTTGGTTCTGCTGAGTCGGCATAGATGATTGTACTAGTAGGTACTCCCAGAGCTTCGAACCTTTTAGCAATGAGTGGGTTGGTCAATCCTGTCTCGTATATCAGTTCTCTCACATACACCCTGTCATTGTGTTCTTTAATCTCCACGAGCGCTGTAGGGTCATTGGTGAACCCGAAGTCGAGAGCATAGTATGGGTCATAGGGTAATGCTTCGAACTCTTGATCCGTAATGACTTTCCAGTTCTTGAATATACGTCCACGCGCACCCTCGCTCACAAGTCCTTTGATCATGTTCCAGTAGTGATCGGGTCTGGATGTCTTATAGGATTCAAAGTTTGCAACAGTGCTGTCGTTTAGATTATCCTCATTGTCCTCATAAGTGGAATGTATGAAGCTTGTATTGTGTTTAAACTTGTCCTTTAGCTCTAACTTATAAAAACCATCAACACCGCTATCTATTAGATTAAACCACCGCTTGATTATCCAGTGGT